ACTAAACATAATATTTAAACTTCTTCGTGCAGAACGCACGTCATAACCTAAAATAGGATCACCACCTATTCTATCGTAAGCTTCTTGTATTACATCATTTACAGTTAAAGTAAATGTGGACGTTCCTGATAAAGCCATAGTCCTCCATTATGCAAAAAATGTTGTAACTCCACCAACATTAGTTAAAGTTGCTTGTAAAGATGTACCAAATTTTACACCGTCACTTGGTAAATTAATATTAACTGGTCCCGATGCTGCACTTGCAGATGTAGATACTGTAAATTTATTAGTACCACCATCAGCAAAAACTACAGTACCAGCACTAGCTGTTGGTGTAATTATAAAAGCTTTTAATCTAGTCGGTCCACCAAATAATGTTTGGGTACCTGATGTATTAGAAGTAAAAGCTACATTTAGATCCGATCCTGCCATTTTTTTCTCCTATATTAAATTATATTTTCGTAAGTCTTCATAGAGTAAAGCAATTCTGTCATCTTGTCTAGTTGATGGTTTTAAATATTCTTGCATATTAGCTTTAGCTTGTATAGAGCTTAAATCTGGTGGTTTAATATTTATATTATCACTTGATGTTCCTACTAAATCTTTACTTGCAGGAAGTTGTTGTACATCTCCACCGCTAAATGTTTCAATTACTTTTTCTATGTTTTTTAATTTTTTTTCTAAATCTTGTTCAGTGTCTTTTTCTTTTTCTTCATCTGTTTTTGTTTTAATAATTTCAGCTGTAGATTCATCAACAGTTTTTTCGTCCTCTGTTTTATCTTTTTTAATTGTTACTGATTCAGCTGTACTTCTTTCTTCTTTATCTTCAGCATCAGTATTAGAATAATCAATATTCTCTAAAGCTTTACCAGATTTAAATAAATTTTCTAAATTTAACATAATATTATAGGGGGCCCCAAAGGCCCCCTTTTAATTAATTATTATAAATCTGCTGCGTCTTGAACACTATTGTTTTGTAAATACAAAACAGTAACTGTTGCTGCACCAGTTGTACCGTCACCACTCGCACCAGTAAAGTCAGCTAAAACTTGTAAGTCAGTTGTACCTACATTAGTTGCTTCTGTATCTAAAGTACCGTGAGTAGTAGCTAGAGCTTTAACATTAACTCCATCTAAAAATGCATTAGCATCAGCTTCAGTTCCTACTGAAATAGTAGCTGCACCACTATCGTTATTTACAGTTGTTACATTAAGTATAACATCAACTATTTGTGAGTTTGCTGGAACTACTGCACATACTTGATTAAGATGTGAAGCTCCAATGATATCAACTTTTACTGATTGGCCCATAGTAACGAAACCAGTATTTTTAATACTTTCGCCTAATTTTGTGCCAGTTGTTTGACTAACCGTTCCCGCTTTTATCGGTCCGGAAAATGTTGTTGTTCCCATATGTCTATCTCCTTATAATAGTCTGCTTTCGCAGTCGTTTGGGTTATTAAAAATACTAGGCGTATTGCTACGCCTAGTATTAATTAGTTATTATGCTACGCCTTCAGATCCGTATACACCTCTCCAGTCTGTAAAACCGAAGCTGTATCTTTCTCTGCATTTGTATCTTAAATTACCAGATTCAAAATCGCCTTCAACAGCTTTTTTGATTGGTGATCTAACGAAGTGCTTCATTCCATCTGGACAATCAGTTAATATGAAGTATTGATCAGGATTAGTAAATCTTTGATTGACTACTACTCCTTCAGGGATCATACCCATATTTCTCATTGCGTTGATATCATTATCAGCAGTACCAGGTCTTAAATTAGACTTGATAATTCTTTCTGCGATAAAGATCAACCCAGGAGGAACTGCAAGTTTTCTTCCAGATAATGCAATTGGTATACTTCTGTCATCTACAGCTTGCGAGATTTGAACTAAAAGTGTCTCTAAAGACGTTTCAGATAAATCTGCAGGTGTTGCTAAAATGTTAGAAGCAGTACCGCCACCACCTAGTGGGTGTGAGCCATTCATTAAAGCTTGGCCATCACCACCTACTGATGTAGTAGTTGCATTATTAAAGATATTTGCACCTTTGATCTCTTTAGTATGTTGCATTGATCTTGCAAGTGCTCTTGCGTATTTAGCGCCAAGAGAACCGTACAAGCCATCTTCTTCAGCTTCTTCTGTAATCGCAAAAGCTAAAGCGACAGTTTCATGCACATATCTTGAGACAAAGCCTTCTCTACCAGAATCATAACTGATCATGGCACCTTCAGCTTTAGTTGGTGCAGCACCGAATCCGATCATTTGAACATCTTCTTCGAATGCTTTCATTGATTGCTCTGTAGAATATAGTGATCTCCATTGTTCTGGATATCTGTCATATTCCATACCAAACACGGTGTTTAAACCTAGATTGAGCTGTTTGGTAAAAAGTGCTCTATTTAAAGCCATTTTTTAACTCCTATTGTTAAGGTTATACACCAGCATTCTGAGTACCATATAGAGATAGATTGATTACTACTTCTACATCAGCATCAGCGCCTACTGCATTATTTGGCATATCAATTAATCGTAGGATTCTTAAAACTTTTGCAGTTGTTGCAAGAGTTGAATAATCCAATTCATCAGTTGAATGTCCATATGTTGAATTATACGTTCCAATTGTAACATTAGCTAAAGCTCCTACTGCGGAGTTAGCGAAAGTTCCATTTACTTGGACTGCGTAAGTGATATTTGGATCATCGTACACATAAGCTTTAATAGGCTCATTAGCCTTTGCTGTAGTGCCCGTGTTCCAAACTTTAGAGAATTTAACATCACCAGTATTATTGTCGATGTATTCAACTCCATAAAAAACACCTAGAGCTGTTCCGCCCGCTGTGCCTCTTATGACTGTCCCATCGGCTGCCAAAGTAACGAGGTCTCCACTTGCAAGGTTAGCTGCATAGCTATTTGCAATTGCATACTCGTTGGCTCTAATAACACCGCCTGTTAAATGTCTTAATGGTACGAAACCATTTGGTGCATTTACATTTGCCATTTTTATTTACCTTTGTTAGTTTGTTAACTGCCTTCCGAACTAACTGTAGTTTTAAAAGTCCTTTGGATAGGTTGGCCTGGTGATTCGACTTTGTTCATGTCGTTTTCGACTGATCTCATCAAGTTCTCTGTCATTTGCGCATAGTAGTCATTTCTTTGATCTAACATTTCTTGCGGCATTTCACAAAGTACCATTCCTTCTATTCCAATATGCCCAGCAAATTTGCCATGTTCTATCGTTGGAAAATGTTGGCCATCTGGAATTGATTTAACATCTCTAGGTACCCAACCTTCTCTCAACCGTTTAGCTACATTCGTAGGTGTCTCCTGTCCCAATACCATTGTTGCTACCCAACGTTGAGCATAACCAGGTCTTGGTTCAGGCGCTTCTAATAAGTTACTCGGTCGCCATTTCGAAGCTAGTTTAGATTTCTCTACTCTAGTTTCATTATTTATTTTATTACTTTTATTCATAGTCAGGCTCCTTTCTATTGTCCTGTATCGCTAAAGCTTTTTACTTCTTTAGCAAATCGTTTTAGTGCTGCTTCATCTGTAATATCTATACCAAAGTTTTTTGCAGTGGCAAGGTCATCACTAGTGAGCTTAACTCTGTTACTTGATGTTCCTTTCTTACGAGAAACTCCAGCAACTGGAGATTGCACTCTATTGTTTTTTTGTACTACATTTTGTTCCGTTTTGGAAGTGTTTTCTTGTGATTTATTAAAATAAGGAAGACCACTTGATTTTAGTCTTTTGGTCATCTCATCATAATATCCCGGATCATGCACATCCCAACCTTCTTCTGTTAATTCAGCATCAATTCCATAAGCCATAGCTGTTTCTTTTCTATAACCAGGTTTATTAAACCACGCAGAATTTTCTTTTACCCATTCGGTTGCTAAAGGCGGAGCCTTTTTTTCAGTTTTTTCTTTAGGATTAGGTACTTGTGCAGCATAATCTTCAGTTTTAGTCATTTGACTTCGAAGTTCTGCCATATTTTCATACAGTTTAACTTGTTTTTCTGTATTACCTTCTTCTATTGCTGTTTTTAATTCATTAGAAACACTTGAAAGTTGATTGCTTAATGATTTATTAGCAATATCATATGTCTTTTTTTCCATTTTTGACATTCTTTCTTCCATTTCTACTAATTTTTGTTCAGCTTCTGCTCTTTTAGCTACTTCTTTCTGGATTCTTTTACGAACTTTAAGAGAATAAGGCAAATCTTCTGAATATTCAGGGATTTCCTTAATTGGTTTAGGTTTTTTTTCTTCTAATTTAACTTCTCTTTCATTTTCGTAAGTTTTATCTATTTCTTTCTCATTAGAAGGTTCTTGTTGTACTAAATCTTCAATAGGATTAGAAGGTACACTTACCTCTTTCTCCTTTTCAGGTTCTTCTAACAATACTTCTAATTCTTCGTTCTTATTTTCTTTTTCTTCTATCATAGTTTCTCCTATGTTGGCATTAACTTTTGTTAATGTATATTATAGTTGTTGAGTTACAATATCTGGACTTTCCAGAGTTGCAATAATCTCATCATCATTTAATAACACCATTTTCACGTTTTGTACAGAAACTCTTGCTCCTGCATATCTACCAAAAATAACCCAATCTCCTACTTTACACCAAGGTTTTTTTCTATCACTGTAACATTCATCACCCATAGCTATTATTTGTCCTACACTATTTAAGTATGTTTGACTATCTTTGTTAGAATCCGTTAAATATATACCACCTTTTGTTTTTTCTATAACTCCTTTAGGTCTTAATAAAATTCTATAACCTACAGGTTGAGGAACTTTTTCTGGTGTAGGAATGTCATCATCAGTAGCCCAAGCTTCATTACTATTCATCTTCTATATCTCCTTGTTTATATTTTTCTATTGTTTCATTTATTATTTCAAAAGCTTTATCTAAACCTTGTCCATATCCATAAATACGTTTAAATTCAGATATATTATCTACACCTTTATTTAATAAATTTTGTGATAAATCTTGTTTATGATCTTTAATTTTTTTCTTAATTGCCTGAATCAGACGTTCCATTATTTCCTTTCTTAAAAAATTCTAATGTATCATTAAAATTTTTTCGTAGACCACTTGAAGCAATTGCAAATAAATGTGGTTTAACTGTTTTAATAGAAATTTTTTTATTTTCTAAAAATTTTTTTGCTTGTCGTATTTCTTCTGGTTTAACTGCCATTAATATCTTTTGCTATTTTATTTTTATTAATCCCTTTTTTAATTACATAAGATTGTGTTCCATTAGCACCAGTATTAACTGCTTTTTTTAAATTTTTAGTTAATTCTCTTTGTTTATTTTCTTTATTTATTTTAGCTATGTGATCTAAAACTTTTTTAGTTATACCACTTGTTGCCATATACTTAATCTTTTTTTCTATCCTCTCTTGCAACTTTACTTGCAACTTCTACTATCTTCGCTTTAGATTCAGCATCTTTTCTTGCATTTTGTTTTTGACTTTCTTTAACACCTTGCATAAATCTTGCTTTTCTAATATTTAATTCTTCTGCTTTTAATTGAATGTTAGCTTGTTTTTCTTGAGCTTCCATTTGTTGTTTTTGTTCTTCAGGTGAAGGTGGCATACTTCCCATTAAATTTTGTGCTGCTTGAGCTGCAGTTGCTGCTATTCTATTTTCTTCTTCTATACTTATTTCATCTGAAGGTTCGTTATCAAATTCTCTATTAAAATCTCCTGAAGAAATAGGATTACCAGGAGGCACTTGAGCTTGCATTTGTTGTTGATATAAAAATGCCATATGTTGACCTATATGAGCTAACATTGCAGGGTATAGTCTTTCTTTAGCTTCAGGATTTCCACCAAATCTAGGATCATTAATAAATTGTGAATGTACTTGTATATGAGCTTGATGATCTTGATCTTCAAATACTTGAATTGGTTTACCATTTAATAAAGCCATATTCTCTGATACTGGATCACGTCTAGGTGTATCTTCATCTTCTATCATTAAATCTAAATAATCAGGAATATTAAGAGCTTGTAAAAATCTTCTTGTTGCTTCTTTAACATCTATAATATCTGGTGAAGCTTGAGCTAGTTGTAAACCAGTTTGTGCTAAAGCAATTCTTTGAGCTTGTGAAAATATATTAGGATCAGAAACAGGTACGACACTTATAGAAGCTGTAAAATCTTTTCTTCTAATTTTTTTATTTTCTCCTATAACTTCAAAGGAATATTCATCATCTAAATATTCTCCATTAAGTTCGTAAATTAATCTAAATTCTCTACCTTGAGCTTGATGAATTCTTTTGTGTATAGCTGAATATACTTTAGAACCTTGTTCTATTAAAGCGATTGTAGTTCCAACAGGACCAGATCCAGCAGAATCACCAATCATAGCATCAGCTATTGATGCAAAACGTCTCCCGGACTCAGTTAAAACACCTAATAATTGTAAGAGAGTAGGTGAAGGTTCTTTGAAAGGAAGAGGGATAAAACTCTTTCGAAGATCATCACCATAAGCTTCAACTTCAACCCATTCACCAGGAGAAACAGTAATGTCTCCACCTTCTATTCTTGCTCCTTTAGCTCTAAATCCTCCATTGAGGTTGGCAAAGGCAGCTGAATCTAGTAGTGCTCTTAAAGCACCAGTGCTTGCATGTTGAAGTCCGCCGATCATTTGAATAAGGCCGAAGCCATAAAAGCCCAAGCCCGGAAGATATTTATAGTGTATAAAATAAGTTCTTTTTCTTCTTAATGAATCTTCTTCTTTCCAATTACGTCTTATAGATAATACTTTTTGTGAATCTAAATCTATTGTAACTATGTAAGGTAAAGCTAGTTCGTTTTTATCTTCTCCTAAATCTAAATTAGTATGTACTTCTAATACAGTATGTATCTTATCTGCCATACTAGGTGTCATACCTTCTAATCTTTGTAAAGTTTGATTAACCATATCTCCATCATTAGAACCTGGAGTAGTTTCAGCTTTACTTAATGGTATATCTTTATAATAACCTGATACTTGATGTTTTCGAATATCATTTCTTGTAAGTTTCATTACTTGAGTATATCGTTCTGCAGTTTCTAAATCTGTATTTTCCATAGATATTACAAATTCTTCTGCTGGTACAAATTTTGAACAAATTCTGTCTAGAGTATTATCAAAATAAACTTTTTTAAAAGCACTACCTGCAAGTGCTAAATAAAATAACATTTGATCTAATTCATTAAAATAATCTGGTATTTCGTGTGTAATTTGAAAGTTCATAAAATCTTGAACTCTTTGAGATTGATCTATTTTTTTATCTGTTATTTTTCCAATAATTTGAGTTTTAACTGGACCACCAGCAGGAAAAATTTCAGCAATAGCTCTAGCTTGAAACTGTGTTGCTGCCTCAGCAAGTAATGGATGATGAACACCTGAAGCTCCCGGGAATGGGTCTTGTCTATCTTCTACAACTACACCTAACATTCGTAAACCTTTTGAATATTGGTCTTCCCAATTTTTTCGAGAGCTTTTATCATCTTCATAGGCACGTACTAATTCTTTTCCTATAAGATTGATTTCTTGTTCAGGTAATTCTTCGGCTAAATTAGAATAATGATTACTTTCAAAAGCTTCTTCTTCTTTTTCTGTTTGCTCTTGATCTATATCTACATTTACTTTTTCACCATTTTCATTTGTAAATTGTAGTTTTTTTTTATCTAATTCAACTTCCATTATTTTTTCTTCTTCTTTTTTGCTATTTTACTTCCGTACTTTTTAGACCAACTTTTTGCTATCTTTGGATTATTTTTCCAGAGATATCTTCTTTGTTTTTCTGATCTAAAAGGCATTAGCTTTTAGCAGTTTTTGCAGAACGTCTTAATGCAGCATCAGTAACAGTTCCTTTACCTTTACGGCTAGTCCCTGCTTTTTTTCTTTTGTTCATATTATAATACAAACCTTTTTTAGCTATACGTCCGCTTTTAGTTTTGTGATAACCTTTTTTCATAAGTTTCCCAAATCCTTCTCTGTTTATCACCTACTATTTTTTCTTTTTAAAACCGTAAGTGCCTTTTGGTTTTCTTGTAGCTTTCGCTACTTTTCTTCGACCAGCCATAGACATTTTTTTACCAGATTGTTTTCCTCTAGTCATGCCTAGCTGTTCATCTTTTCTTGCATTGTATCCTTGTTTTTTCATATCAATATACCTCCTGGTTCATACCATACTTTCCTATATAGAGATATAAAACAAAAATTTTGATTATTCTAGTATTAATTTCTTAATTGATCGAGATCCGTCAATGTTACTTTCTAGCTCTGCCATTGACTTAATACACTGGTATTCAATGTTATTATTCTTATTTGTCCTCGTTGCAAGTCTTTTGCCTTTAAGGCATTCGGACATAGTTGTTTGAATTCTGTGTTCTTTAATCTCTCCATTCACAATCATAAGAAGTGCTATAATTAACTCTGTCATCAGTGGGCTCCATTACCATTTGCTCTTACTTTATCCTTTAAATCTTCTACATCTTCTAGAAGTTTTTCAGTTTGTTTTTGTAAGAATTGTATATTAACTTTATTGTGCATCATATCTTCTATTCTAGTTTCTATCTTTTCCACTGTTTTATATAAATCCTCAAGTAACATAAATTGTTCTTGGTCAGTTGGTAATTGTTCAGATTTTTTAAGGAGATCAGCTTGAAACAATTCTCTTGATGTTTCTAAACTTGTTAATCTTGCTGTAACTTCTGTATATGCAAATATTCCCATAGCAACTGCAACTACGATACCTATCATATTCTTGATAGGCATACTTACATTTGTATTTTCACTAACTTTCATATTGGCCCCATACAAAAAGCTAAAAATAAAAAACCTAAAATTAAAATACCTGTAAAATAGTAATTCATAGATGTACTCATAAAATTAGTTTTTTCCTTTTTGGATATGTAATATATAACAAAAGTTGCTATGCGTCTAGCACTTCCATCTACGTCTAGCTTGTCTTATTCTAGAATTAGGGTCATTTCTTGTTTTAGCTGAAGCTCGTTTTAATTGTCCTAATGATCTAGCACAATAAGATTTTCTACGTTTAGCGGCTTTACTTCCTTTTTTTACTTTACCAGTAACTGCAGTTTTTAATTTAGAACCAGGGTTAGCTCGTCTGTATGCAGCAACACCTTTACGTGTCATTCCTGCTCCTGATCTAGTTGATCTATAATTACCACCTTTACCGGTAGTTTTTCTTATAGGATTTTCTCTACGTCTTCTAGGTCTGATTCTTGTTCTGGCCATATGGATTTAATGCTTCTTGTGAATCAAGTAATCCTAAATATTCTTGATTAGTAATTGTTGGTTTTTCAGTATTTTCTAAATCATCTACTTCAAAAGGTTCTGGAGTATCATAAGTCATATAATCTAAAATAGGTTGTTCTTCTTGTTCTTGAAAATTACTTAAAGCATTTCCAGAAAAATTCATAGGTGGCATAGCTTGTGCTGGAATGGGTGGTACTTGTGCTGCAACATTTTGATTAAAGAAATTATTAAATTCTAATAAGTCTTGAGAAAGAGTTGTATTAAAATTAACTGGTGTACTTGGTTTATCAAAATCCCATTGAAACATATTATCTTCCTTGTCGATTATATTTCTTATACGATCTTTTTTCGTGTTTGTTAAGAGTTTTTTTATGTCGTCTAGGACGTTTAGGTGGTTTAGGTCGAGGAGTAAAGTTTACAAACTTTATTCGAGCCATTATTTTTTCTTAAATTTAATTACGTCTGCAGATTGATCTAATAATATTTTTTTAATATTAAAAGGTTTTTTATTATTTGTTTTAATAACAACACCTTTTCTTTTTCCTAATGCTTCAGATAAAGTAGTTTTTTTATCTACACCAGCAACTTTAATGTTACCATCATCGTCAAAAGTTTTTTCTTCTTTAGTTGCTACGAAATCATCGTTTTCTTTTCTTGACATTTTTCTTTACCTTTTTTTTAATCTTTTTAGGCGCTGACATTCTAGAGTTTTGTAATCTACCTAGACCGGAGCCTGCGCCTGCTGTCATTTTCATAATTATTCTTTTTTCAAATCTTTAATCATTTTATTATTAAATTTAGAATAAGCATTAGTTGCTGCACCAGCTACTGCACCTTTGCCAGCTACTTTTCCTAAATCTTTAACAGCTTCATTTTCGCCTTTGTGTGTAGGTCCTGCTACATCATACATATTAGGTTTTTCACCTTTTTTCTTAATATATTTTCCCATGCTTAACCTCTTTTAATTTTTTTTATAAAAGACATGTTATCTGCATGAAAATTAGAATTACCTTTAGTCTTGTCCTGAATAGTATTTGCAGCAGATGGATCCTGTTTAGGTGGATGAGCTTGTGGTCCAAAACCTGCAGCAGCTCCACTTGAATTATACTGAACAGGAGTTCTAGTAGTTTTCTGTGTAGTTGTCATTAATAGATTCCTCCAGTTATATTTATTTTACCAATGAAATTTTCCATTTCATTTTCTCGTCTTGTTTGTTCTTTTACTACTTCGTCACCTGGATCTTGCATAGCTTTTTTAATCATAGCAGCTGGCTCGATAGCTTCAGGAAACTTTTCGTAAAATCTTGCATTAGATTTTTTAACATCTTCAACTGAATAGTTTTTAGTGTTATGATTACTAATCGCTTGCCTCGTAAATGGATTCTTACTCATTTAAGTCCTCCGTTGTACTTAATTTTCTATTTAGTATACCTTGAAAACACGACTGTGTAAAGGTAGGAAGTAACATTTCGCTAATAGGCGATTTATTATGGCCGGTAGACCAAGAAAGACAAGGAACTCCCTTCTCGTCCCATGCTACTAGAGCATAACCTTTAATATCTATCTTATCAGTTATCTTGATACATGCATCATGAAAAGCATTAATTACTTCTTCATTTTGTCTTTTTTCTACTTCTTTAGAAGTAGGTGGTCTTTTCTTGATAGGTCTATACTTTTCAAGAGTAATAATGTTTGTCTTTTTTAATGTATCTTTGTTGTTCATAATCTTCATCATCTGGATCATCAGGGTGCGTTACTAAAAAGCCATCACGAATACGCAATAAAGCTTGAATACAAGTATCGTGTATATCATCATGCTTTCCATAAGGAAACGCTGCTGATTCATCTAGTACACTTTTAGTCCAATCTTCGTCCATTGTAAAGACTAACCCGCCTTCAAACATAGAAGCAACAGAGTGAGTTCTAGAAACTTTATCTCTTTCTGGATTAAAAGTAACTACAGGTACTCCCGATCTTCTCATATCTTGTATTAAAGATTGACCCGAAGCTCGTTGTTCTATAAGCACTTGATCAGGTCTCCATTCTTCGTAACTATCTTGTGCACGTTTTCTTAAATCTGGATATTCTAATCTTTCTTTCCAAGCATCTAATAATAAGCATGCTGCATAAGGTCTATTACTTTCGTCACGAGCATTAAATACTCCCCAAGTAGTACATGCAGAAAAGTCAGCAGAAGCTTTTGTAGAAAACGCAGTATCATAAGATTGAACTACATATGATAGTGTAGGAATTTTATCTTCGTGATATATATTCCACCATTCTCTTTTAATAATAGAACCTTCATCATTACTTGGTTGTTGTTGATAAAGAGCTTGCCATACACGTTGACCAACTGTTTCTTTTATTTTTTCTAAATCTTCTTTAGAATAAGCTTCAGGCCATAACGCATTACCTTTATTGTCTATCGCAGGTAAATCTAAAATTTTCCAATCTTCTTTACTCTCTGCTAATATGTGACCAGCTAAATCGTCTTGGTGCCATCGTGTTTGAATTATAATTATTTTACCACCTGGTTGAAGTCTTGTGTAAGCTACAGACTTATACCACTCTACTAAATTTCTTCTTTGAGTTTCTGACTCTGCGTCCTCTCTACCTTTAATCGGATCATCGATAATTAATAAGTGTGCACCTCTACCTGTAATAGCTCCACCTGCACCGACTGCAGAATAAGTTCCGCCTTGCATAGTATGAAATCGTTTAGCAGAACTTGAATCAGCACGTAGACCTACTTGAGGAAATACAGCATTAAAATCTGGACTAGCTATCTGGTTACGAACTTTACGACCAAAGTCATCAGCAAGTTCTTGTGCATAAGTAGATTGTATTACAAATTCATTTGGATTATTTCCAAGATACCATGCTGGAAAGAACTCTGAACATAACATAGACTTACCATGTCTTGGTGGCATAAATACTGCTAGTCTATTTATTTCTCCTTTTTCTAAAGCTTCTAGATTTTTTGCAATTAATTGTATGTGAGCTGGATCCTTGTATCCAGGATATATATGTTTTGCATAATCAATTAAACTATCTCTAGATTTAGAAGTTGATAGTATCTTATTTAAGTGTTCAATAACTTCTGCAGCTCTAGGATCTTTAGTCTTTTTGTATATCTGAATAGCTGACTTTAACTTTTCCTTGATCTGGGGTTTTTGCATTTTGTTTACCTGCTCCTACAGAACCACTTTTTTGATACTCTAAAAATTTTTCTTCTAATAAAATAAAAGGTTTAACTTCTTTTCTAGTAATCTTTTTCCAATGTTCTGAACTTTGTCCAATTTTATCTAGAAACCAAGATAACTTACTTGCGTCCGCAAATCTAGAGTTAACCATTTTTATATGATGTAAATCTCCTACTTGATCCGGGTTCCCCTCTTTGTATACTCTTTCTTTAAAGACATCGTCATTATTGTTACCAGTTATATCAGCTCTATCATGTAAAACATCTATATCCACGTCTTGCATTACATCTAACATGTAAGCAATCTCTGAGACCCATGCATCATTTTGTCCGTGGAGACTTATATGATCTAAACATCTAAACCAATCATAGGGCATAATAGGAAAGATACTATAAGGATGTCTTGTTTGTTCTCGAACTTTAAGAAGTTTAAATTGACCATCAAACTTATTAATTTCTAAATCCCAATTTTTAGTTTGCATAATAGCATCGTCATTAAAGAACATGATCCACATTCCTTGTGCATATGAAGCTAACGAGTTATTATATAAATGTAAATTTTCGTAACCTTGTCTTTTAAACTTTATTACTGCTTTAACTGGATGTTTAATATTTTTTAAATATTCTATACTCTCGGGATCATCGTCATCTACTCCGAAAAGTATTTGAATTTTACTTGGATCAGCTGCATTATCTAATAATGATTCTACACATTTTTTTAATAAGGGAACTCTCTTCCTTGTAGGAAGTAAAATAGAAACTGTCATACTTCACTCTAATTTGTTTATGATACTATATAAACAAAATTGTTTTGCCCACCATCACCCCTGTTTCCAGTAAGTCTCCCTACCTTATTTGAAACAACACCTAATTTTTTTCTTCTATTTCATAGAAAAATTTATCCGTATCCTCGGTCCGCCAATCCTTGTTTTCTACATTCCATTCGTTTGTTTGGACTTTGTAGTCAGGGATTTCGTTTCTCGTAGTGAACGAATTAATGTTCCATAATAGTCGGTTATTAGGTTGAGCAGCATAATTACCGTTGTCAAGCTCCAATATATGAGCGCACTTATGCTCCTGAGGAATTTCAGAATGATCTGTGTCAAGTAGATTGGAGTCAGGGTGACACCAGTCAACAGTAAACAAATACTCACCGTGATACAGTTTTTTATCTTTACCAAAATATTTAGCTCGTTGTCCGATTAAAAAAGAAAAATGAGTAACACTATGATAATAGTCAAAACTATTCCACAGCTCAAGTAAGTCGTTTGGCATATCTGGCACTTCTCTCCTTTCCATTTTCGAAGAAAAGAAGGCAGCAATTGGCAACCGCCAAAAGCAAGCACCGTTCGGTAGCATGATATTAAAAAGGAGACCACGACCCTGTATACTTGTGAGACCAAAGATAACACAGTCTTCGCTTTCTCCATGATGTTTTCGTAAATCATATAAATACTCCTTGCGTATTTTACAATATATTGGCGGAAGGCTACTATTTAAAAAAGACATTGTAAAGATATAAAATAAAAAAAATTTTTTTTCTACCCAAAATTTATATACATTTAAGTCATTCATCACTCTTTCTATCTCTTTCTCCCTTAAAAGCCCTAGTTTTCTTTCAAACTTTATATAAAAAAATTTAATTAAACTTAATACGATTTTAAAAACTAGATTTAAAAGACTTAAAAAAAGAATAAAAAAAAAGAGAGCGAGAAATTAATCTCGCTCTCTAATTTTAGTTTTTAATATTAAAGACTATTTATTTTAGTTTCGAAGAATTTAATATTCTCGATAATATCGTTACTAACTTTATTAGTCTTAATAAACTCTTTATTAGAATTTATTAAAAT